GCTATTAGATGGATTTACGTATCGTAATTCCTCATGCATTGGAGCATTGCCTAAGTATAATCCAGAAGTCTTGGAAGCTGTGTGGCCACGTTCATGAAACACGACTTGAGACGATTTATACATTTTGTCTTCGTTCATAACTGAGGCATTAATCCCAATAAAATCTTGAATTTCTCCGAATCTTAAACTTGTAGGATTTTCTCCCAACAAAGAGGCTGCTCCTTCAAGATTTTTATTAGCCCTTATACCAGACATGCTCATGTTACTACCCCTACCTCGTCCTCTAGTAAAGTCTGATCCAACCTTTTCTAGGAACTCTGCTGCAGAGCTAACGGTAGTGGCACTACGTCTAGATATTACATTTTCATCTACTACCTTACCAATTCCTAATCCACCTAATGTAAAGACTTTTGGTGCAGTATCCTGCATTGCCGTTGACATAGTTCTTGATAAAAAATCAAGCTTAGTAGGATCTACAACTGCCCTAGCTTGATCTGTAATATTAAAAATAAAGTCATCAATACTCCTGGTGATTGGAGTCGTCCCAGGTGAAATGGTTTTTAATATAGGTCTATTCATTGTGCCTCATAAGTTATCAAAACATGCTACTATATATACATAGTAACTATCTTTTAGGAGAAAAATGTCAATTTATTGGTTAGCTGAATTTTTAAAAGAAATGGAAAATAAACTTCCTCCGGCAGAACAAGAATATGCCAACGCCCTAATAGGTATAGTGGGTAAGTATGGGAAGCTTTCCAACGGTGATGGCAATGGTATCTGGGTAGGATATGTGCCCGGAATCGAAAACGATAATCTATCTATTGGGGTTAAGTGTGCTAACTGTGCCCTGTATGAAGGTAACGGTGTTTGCAAGATCGTAGCTCAGACAGTAGAAGATAATGGCTATTGTAGATTAGCTGCGATTTGGGATGGCGCAGTAAAAGATACCATGAAAGATGAAGACAGTGAATAACTATTGGCTATCAGAATATAGTTCTCCAGACGATGAAGAGATGCCTGAAGATGAAATGCCCGAAGAAGAACCGGAAGACATGGATGATCCGGAAGAAAAACTTAACCCCAGACAAAAGCTAATGTATAGTCATTATGAACATTTGGTTGAGATGTTTGGCAAGTTCGATCAGACATCAAAAGCTAACGGAGCACATTATGCTCCGGCAAAGGCTAACCCTTTCATAAAGCAGGGTATGATTTGTTCTAACTGTGTTTTCTTTATGGGTGGTCAGGGATGTGGAATAGTAGCTGGAAAGATAGAACCCAATGCTGTGTGTAAGTTATGGATTATCCCTGAAGATCTTATCTTAGGATAAGATTAATCAGACTCATCCATTTCCTTTTTGATTACAGCACCAAATAATACTATCACTAAAGTGGCAATGCTGATCTTAATTCCCCATGATTGTATATCGCCAGACAAAGTAATAAGAACTAATATAGTTCCAGCTATTGTCCAAGCCTGCTCATAAAGTGCAGCTATTAATTTAGTTATAAATTTTTTCATTATATCTCCCTGTTGTTATCTTCTTCTTGAGGCTCCAGCTACTGGAGCAACAGCAATAACTGCACCAGCAGCTATAACTGCTCTTCTTTGTCCCACATTTATATTGGAACCTAATGGCACGTAAGTATTTAAGCTTCCGGAACCAAATATATTTATTTCTTCTTCGAATGAAGAACGGACTTCTGTTGGAGCGTCTTGTACCGCACCAATAATCTCCAACGCTTGTTCATCTGTTATATCATCAATGGGAATTTCGGCAAAGATCTCAGCTGCCTGTTCTCCATCGATAGATGATAGTACCTCTGCACTTGTTGCAATCTCAGTTGCTTGTTCTTCCGTGATTCCATTTTCTATAATTGCATCGACAGCTTCCTGTACTTGCTCATCAGTAACTGTTTCACTACTCAACACGTCAACTAGATTTTCAAATTGCTCATCACTCAATGGCTGATCTAAGACGGCATCAATGACTGCAGTAAACTCTTCGTCACTCAGTGGTTCTTCAAACACGGTATCAAGCACTTCAGCAAACGCTTCATCGCTTAATTCTTCCGCAAACACTTGATCAATAACCTCTGTGAATTGTTCTTCTGATAAATCACCAGATAATAATTCTGTAGCTGCAGCAACTAACTCTTCTTCGTTATCAGCTGAAGTTAAAATTTCATCTACAGCATTAGCGAATTCTTCTTCAGTTAAATCTCCAGATAAAATCTCATCCACTTGATCAGATATTTCTTCCGGAACAGTAGTCTCAGGCTCCGGCTCTATAACTTCTGGTTCAGGAATAGTTGTTTCTGGTTCGGGAACTGTAGTTTCTGGTTCCGGATCAACTGTAGGGGGATCTGTATCTGGAGGAATAACTACAGGAGGAATTGTTTCTGGCTCAGTTGTAGTAGTTATTTCTGGTTCCGGCTCAGTTGTAGTAGTTGTTTCTGGCTCTGGCTCAGTTGTGGTGGTGTTTTCTGCCTCTGGCTCGGTGGTAGTTGTTGTTTCTGGTTCGGGCTCGGTGGTAGTTGTTGTGGCGGGGGTTGGATCAAGAACAGTTGCATCAACAGTGACTTCGGGTCCATACACGCATGGACCTACGCCTGCGCTGGAAAAGCAGCTCTGATTTCCTGCTTTAATGCCAAAGCGAACTGGTCCGTATCCAGTCGTGAGAGGATTGCTACCAGAGAACATCCCAGTGCTTAACAAATAAGTAGTTCCTTGATTAGTCGATAAACCCCAACCGCCTGAGGTGGTTCCACCAATTTCGTCAAGGTCGTAAAAACTAACTGCATAAGCGTAGATGTCAACATTGCTTGATGTTGGCGCATCCCAGTCAAGGTTCACGCTTCCATCTGCGTTGGCAACAGCCGTCAGGTTTGTGACGGCATTGAAGTACGGAGGAGGAGTGACAGACAGACTCTCCCATGATTGACCATCCGCAGAAGTCATAACTCTGTTGTCTGTTCCAGAGTTTGCTACAGCAACATACTTTCCAGCCCCATAAGCAACCCCTTGCCACGAGTTATTTGGAACTCCAGAACCTAGCGTCCAGTTCGCACCATCGGTTGAATAAGCGGAGCGGGAATTTAATCCACCTTCCGCTACCGCAATAAATTTATCTTCGCCGTAGGTGATGTATTTCCACTGGTTAGATGGAACAAGTCCAGCAGACCAGTTCAATCCATTTATGGAGTAACCGCCGTATCTATTTCCCGAGTTTGTGCTGTACTCAAGCCACGAGAAACGACCATTACCAAACGCAACTGTTCGGATATCTACAATTGCACCAGGGTTTTGAGTAGACCAGCCAGTAGTTCCATTGGCGGAAGACCATGCTCTACCAAACTGAGACACAGATACAAACCGTGGAATTGTTGCACTACAGGCAACAGCGTCATGTGACCATCCATAAGATGGAGTGCGTAATGTCCATTCAACACCATCTGTGGAAGACATTACATAACTGCTACCCCAAGTTGCGGTAGCAACAAAAAGACCGCCACAGTTCGTGATTGCTTGCCACTCGCCAACTGGCGCAGTTCTTGATGTCCAAGTAACTCCATCAGGCGAGGTCATTACAGCATTTGAACCAACCGCAACAAACTGATTGTCGGCGTAGGTGATCCCCTGCCAGTTACTATCAGAAGCAGACGTTCTTGAGGTCCAATAATTGCCATTTGTTGAAGTCATGACACGGTTGCCATCTCCGGACGAAGCAACGGCCACAAATTTTCCATCACCGTAAGTCACTGCTTCCCACTGCTGGTCTGCTGGATACCCTGTCGGGACGAAAGCCGCTGGGGTCACTCCTATGGAGACATTATCAATACTTGGACCGTAGTGCCCACTCCAAAAACCTTTGTCCATACCACTAAAGGTTATTGTAGCGGTCGTTGCACCTTGCGGAATGGTAATGGACAGGCTGAAGTTTTCAAGATCATGAGCAACAGATCTAGTGACTGTGGCTGAGGCGGGAGAAGGCGAATCCGAGGATATCGTTGCTGTCCAGGTGTCCGATACAACACCTTGGCCTACGCTATTTGTTAGGCTATTGTCAACAGCAAATGAAAGAGTTACAGTATCCCCTGGTGTAACAGTGATAGCTTGGAATACTTCGCCGGTCTGATAGGAAAATTGCAAAGCGCCATTGAATAAAACTCCAGAGCCTCCATTTTGGGACACAGTCCATCCAGAGGATCCATTAAAATCCCCGTTGACTAATAAGTTGCTTGCGTGCGCACTTGATAGCGGCGCAAAAAAGCCAACAATAGCTAGTGATATAGTAGAAAACCTAAATAAGTTACCAATAAAATTCCGCATGATAAAGACTCCCATCCTCGATAAAATAGTAAGACTAAAGTCCTTAAATAAGAGTAAGGATTATTGACACATTGCAAATTAATGTGATAATATATACATATATTTTATTGATACTGAGGCTTAAATGATTTCTATTTGTACACCAACTTATAATACTGATCCAAGTATTCTAGCTAGAACTTGGGCAAGTCTTAAATCTCAGACCTATACCAATTGGGAGTGGGTCGTTTGGGACGACTCTACCAATAATGATACATGGAGTCAAATTTATGGTTTAGCATCTGATGAAAGATTCAGACTGATGGCGCATAAATCACACGTCCATTCCGGAAGTATTGGCAGAGTTAAACGTCAGTGCATGATGGCAGCCGAAGGGGATATTTTATTAGAGTTAGACCACGATGATGAACTAATGCCCGACGCACTGCAATTAATTGCAGATGCGTTCTCTGATCCTGAAGTTGGATTTGTTTATTCTGATTGGTGTGAAATTTTACCTGATGGTCAATCCGGAAGATATCCAGACGGTTGGGCTTTTGGTTACGGTTCAGATTACTGGGACGAAGAGCATCAAGTCTGGACAATGCGTGCTCCAGAAGTCAATCCCACTACTATTAGACATATCGTTTCGGCACCTAATCATGTACGCGCATGGCGAGCTAGTGTCTATAGGGAATTAAATGGGCATGATCCTCGTTTTACTGTAGCAGATGATTTTGATTTAGTTGTTAGAACTTTTTTAATTACTAAATTTAATTATATTCCCAAGATGATTTACAAGCAACACATTGGTCCTTCTACAGCACAGCGTACACGCAACGCCTTGATCCAACACAACGTTGCAGAAATCGCAGCTAAATATGATAATTTGATTACTAAACGTTTTGAAGATTTGGAATCTTGTTCTGGCACAACAGAATAAAAAATGTTACTATTAACATAAGCGCTTATTTTATATTCCTATAGAGGTTTTTACATGGCTAATACTATTTTAGTTAAGAATTCGGGTACAACTACGTCTGTACCTGCTTCTATGACTCATGGGGAACTGGCGTTAAACTATGCAGATGGCAAGTTATTCTATAAGAACGCATCTAATACTATTGTTGGCGCTAAATTAATTACTGGAATCTCTGGCACTACAGATCAAATTACTGTAACTGAAACCTCTGGCTCTTTTGTTGTAAGCTTACCATCCGCCGTCTCAGTTTCTGGCAATATAGCTGCTGGAGGCAACCTCATCTCCAATAACTCATCTGGTGATGAGGGTGGTGAAATTTTCCTAAAGAAAGCAGTTACCAACACCACCCTTACTGGTGGAGTCACTATTGACGTTTGGCAAAACAGACTTCGCTTTTTTGAGCAAGGCGGAAATGCAAGAGGTTTTTATCTTGACATAACTACTGGAGGCGATGGTGTTGGTACCAGTCTTCTTGCTGGCGTACAAGGTTCACAAGGCCCTCAAGGAGCCACAGGCTCCCAAGGAGCTACGGGTTCTCAAGGAGCCACAGGTTCTCAGGGGGCTACCGGTCCCCAAGGCACCACAGGTTCCACTGGCGCTCAAGGAGACATAGGACCACAAGGCTCCACTGGTCCCCAAGGGGAAACAGGGGCCACTGGATCTCAAGGACCACAGGGTTCAGCTGGCCCCCAAGGTGCAACAGGAGTACAAGGTGCTACTGGTCCCCAAGGCGTCACAGGCCCACAAGGTCCTCAGGGTGATATTGGATCTCAAGGTTCTACGGGTCCTCAAGGTGCCACAGGAGCTACTGGATCTCAGGGTCCTCAAGGTTCCGCTGGTACTCAAGGTGCGACGGGCCCTCAGGGAGCAACTGGAGCTCAAGGTAGCGAAGGACCAGTTGGTGGAGATGGCCCACAGGGTGACGTTGGTCCGCAAGGAGCTACAGGTTCTCAAGGTGCAACTGGAGCACAAGGATCAACGGGTCCGCAAGGCCCACAGGGGGACGTCGGTTCTCAAGGTGCAACCGGTGCTCAGGGAGCGACAGGAGCTCAAGGAGCAACAGGCTCCCAAGGTGCAACAGGATCACAAGGCGCAACAGGACCTCAGGGTTCAACAGGCGCCCAAGGGGATACGGGACCTCAGGGTTCAGTTGGTCCACAGGGTGACGTCGGACCTCAAGGTGCAGTTGGCTCGCAAGGAGCGCAAGGTGCAACAGGCCCCCAAGGCTCAACAGGATCTCAGGGATCTACAGGTCCCCAAGGTGCAACTGGGCCACAGGGAGATGTGGGAGCTCAGGGATCTGTTGGCCCACAGGGAGTTCAAGGGGCCACAGGATCTCAGGGAGCAACTGGGGCACAGGGAGCAACGGGCTCTTTTGGCGGAGCAACTTTTTCATATAATTACTTAACAAGTACAGCAGATAGTGATCCTGGTACAACAAACTTAAAGTTTGACAATACTCTTGTGACTGCAACTTTCTTATATATAGACCCAGTTGACAGTAACTCTGTAGATGTATCTGCATATCTTGAGACAATTGATGATTCAAGTTCCGCAATTAAGGGACACTTTAGGGTAGAAGAAGTTGGGAATTCAGCGGCCTTTGCTTATTACGCAATAAGTGGAGCACACACTTATGTATCCTCATATTATAAAGTTCCAGTTACTTATCTGACTGGCTCTTCTCCATCATGGGCAAATGGTCAAGATATAGTTATTACATTTGTTCGTACTGGAGACAAAGGTGATACTGGTGATACAGGCGCACAAGGTGCAACTGGTTCGCAGGGTGCAACTGGTTCGCAGGGAGCAACTGGAGCTCAAGGAGCCACTGGCGCTCAGGGAGCTACTGGCACCACAGGAGACACGGGACCGCAAGGTTCCACGGGCCCTCAGGGATCAGTAGGACCACAAGGTGATACTGGCCCTCAAGGTCCGCAGGGAGCCACAGGAGCTCAAGGAGCAACAGGTGCCCAGGGAGCCACAGGTCCCCAAGGCGCAACTGGCCCCCAAGGAGATGTCGGATCCCAAGGCGCTACTGGCTCCCAAGGTGCAACTGGACCACAAGGACCACAAGGGGACACTGGCTCACAAGGCGCAACTGGCTCACAAGGTGCTGCTGGCCCCCAAGGAGACATGGGTCCTCAAGGTTCTACTGGCCCGCAAGGACCACAAGGCTCCATTGGTCCTCAGGGTGAAACGGGATCCCAGGGTTCGACAGGACCACAGGGAGCAACTGGAGCACAGGGTTCTGCTGGCCCACAAGGAGACATGGGTCCTCAGGGTTCAACTGGAGCCCAAGGTCCGCAAGGAGCAACTGGACCACAAGGCGCAACAGGCGCTCAAGGTGCTACTGGCGCTCAAGGAGATGTTGGTCCACAGGGTTCCGTGGGTCCACAGGGACCACAAGGTTCTGTTGGACCTCAAGGTGAAACGGGGTCACAAGGATCTGCTGGACCACAGGGTGCAACTGGCCCACAGGGTTCTACTGGCCCACAAGGAGACATAGGTCCGCAGGGTTCAACCGGACCACAAGGACCACAAGGTGCCACAGGTTCTCAAGGCGCTACAGGTCCGCAAGGAACACAAGGAGCAACGGGCCCAGTTGCTGGTTCTGCAAATCAGGTCGTATATAAAGACGGTTCTAACGATGCTGCTGGCAGTGCAAACCTTACATTTGACGGCACAACATTGTCGGTGAGTTCCGTGAGTGTAGCAACTGTAAACAATGTGAGAGACAATATGATGAAATTTATAATGGAGGTTATGTAATGCCCTTAACACAGAAAAGACTTGTCGGACCAGCAGCATTTGCTACGTCTGCAGGAGATATATACACCGTCCCATATAATGTTGGATACGTAACGACGGTTGTAATTAAAGAAATTATTTTATGCAACACGTCTGCTTCCGCACAAACAGTAACGCTATACCTAAAGCCATACGGAGTAACTGTAGCAAGTTCGCACATTTTTATTAACTCGCTAACACTTGCAGCTAACGAAACAGTGACATTGTCAACTTCAATGGTATTAACAAATAATAATAATACTGCTGGAGATACATATTCAGATAAAATACGAGGACTAGCAAGCGCAGTAACGGTCAACTATATTTTGAATGGATACGAGGAATACTAAAATGGGAAAGTTCATTTTTACGAATGGAGGTGGTCTGAGCGTCGCCTCTGGACCATCAACAACGTCAAAAGCGAACTCCAACCTCACTGGTTTCCTTGATGCGCCAGACTCAGTTTACGGTTCTGCTGCGCACGGAACGGCAACGCTAAACACAACAACTGGTGCAGCGGGGACGTATTCGTCATCTACAACTTCGCTAGGACTAACGTACGTCGCTGGTCCGCCGATTGTGTTTACAATGACGCAGGACATATATACACTTAACTTGATAATTGACGACAACGTTAGATTAAATCCCGCAGGGTATAGAATTTTTGTTCAAAATATCCTGACACTTGGTAATGGTTCAATCATTGGCCACACCGCAGGATTTTCAACTATTGGTTCAGTTCAACAGGGCGGAGCTGCAAATAGCGGGGCATTGACTCATAGTCTTGGTGGCTCGAGTGAAACGGCAGGAGTTACTGCACCAACTGCAGGAACAGGCGGGACCGACTACTATAAACAGCCTTTCCAAGCAATTAAAGGGTATTCCATTACGGGAACATCGACTACTGTAACTCCCTTACGTGGTGGCGCTGGCGGCACTGTTGGAGTGGGCGGTGGAGTAGTTATTCTTGCAGCAAGATACATCGGTCTTTCTAGCGGTACGGCAACAGCAACTATCAAGGCACCAGGAACTGCTGGTGCAGGTGGCGGTGGCGGTGGAGTGGTGATTATTATTTCTTCCGCTGGAGTTCTGACTTCTGGCGTATCAACCGATGTCACTGGTGGAACTAGCTGTAGCGCGGGTACTGTTATTTATTCGCAGGTAGTATAAAATGGTAATTAGAAGAGTAAATAAACCCATTGCCCAAAGAGAAGGTGGAGACGCCATCTTTGGAGAAGGTACAGACGGCCCAGTAACCATATCGAGTGGAACTACATTTTTAACCAAAGACATGTATTACACTAACTTAACAGTTGATTCTGGCGCAACACTATTTACAAATGGATTCCGCGTATTTGTCAATGGAACTTTTACAAATAACGGAACAGTCGGAATGCCTACCGCA